CACTGGCAGCGGCGGAGCCATGCTCATGAGGGTGTCAGGCGACAATGGTGCCAGTTTTGGATCGTGGCGCGAGATAAGCCTGGGCGAGATTGGCGAGTATGACAAGCAGGTCAAGGCTCACCGATGCGGGTCGGGGAAGAACATCGTGATTGAACTGCGGGTGACGGGCGACCATGAGTGGAACCCGGCTGACCTGAATGTGAGGGCAGTGTGACTGATCGAGTATTCCCGCTCCGACCGCATGTGCCGATTGGCAAGGACGGGCGCGGCGTGCCGGTCCTGCCGTCGCCTGAGTTCATCAAGCAGTGGGAAGACCTGTTCAAGCGGGTTGGGCAGTTTGAGGCACTCAACAATATTGAGCTAGAGGCTCTGTCCGACACGAGGAACGAGACGCTCACATACCTAGCCCTGGCCCCAGATCGGCGCCCTCAGTCACGACTCAGCGCAGCAGGGATTGTGTGGCGGTACCGCAGCCTGTCGGCCGATGCGTCGCTGGTGGTTGGCGATTTTGCCGACGTGGACGCCTCGGGCGCTGCGGTGACCGTCACGCTCCCGAGTGCTGCCGCATCGAAGGGCCGCATTGTAGGTGTGTCGAAGGTGGATAGCTCGGCAAACGCTGTAACGCTGTCCGGTGACATCAATGGGCAGTCATCCATCAAGATGACGAGGCAGTACACGGCGCTGATCCTGGTGAGCACTGGATCTGAGTGGAGGATCATTTGAGCTACATCCCAGAGATCAGGCCGAGTCTGTCAGCGTTTGGGGACAGCCTCACAACAGAGTTGCGCCCGCTTGTTACGCTCAAAGCAACCTACGGCATTCTGGATGAGTGCCAGACGTTCTCGGCAACTGGCGGGAGTGCTACCGCTGCGAACAGCGAGTTTCTGTGCCAGACGGGGACCAGTGTAGGCGGCTATGGGGTGATCTGGTCACGCCGACCGGTGGTCTATGTTCCTGGTGTTGGGGCTGAGGCTAGAGTTACAGCCCGCTTCACAACGCCGATTGCCTCATCGCTGCAACTGGCGGGGTTTTTCTCTGCCATCGACGGCATGTTTTTCGGCTACAACGGCACCAGCTTCGGCGTGATGCACCGCCATCATGGGGCCATTGAGATCCGCACGCTGACGGTGACGGCTGGATCGGGAGGGGCGGAAACTGTGACCGTTACGCTCAACGGTACAGCATACACCGCAGCTATCACGGCAGGATCGACAGCCCAAAACGCGCACGAGGTTGAGATTGGGCTCAATGCTGGTGCTGCCGCCAATCTTTGGTACATCTACCACGTAGGCGCGACGGTGGTTTTTGTGTCCAAGGATGCAGGGGCGAAGGCGGGGGCGTTTTCTGTGAGTGTGTCTGCTGGCACGTTCACAGGGACGATCGCCCAAAACAAGGCGGGGGCGTCCCCTACTGAGGACTGGACGGCGCAGGCATCGTGGAATGTCGATACATGCTCATGGCTGGACAAGACCAAGGGCAACCTGTTCAAGATGGAGTTCGCCTATCTTGGCTATGGCCCGCTGAAGTTCTCGGTGTTCAATCCGTCTACGGGTGTTTTTGAGGTTTGCCACATCGTTCATTGGGAGAACTCCAACGCGCAGACGAACCTCAGCAATCCGTCTCTGCGCGTTGGATGGGTTGCCGCCAGTATGGGCAGCAGCGGCACGAACCTAACCGTGGCCGGTGCGTCTGCAATGGCCGGGCTTCAGGGCAAGGCTGATCGCGTTCATGCGTTCGGCTCCTACGGTGTTGCAACAGGCATAACGACAGAGTCTCAGGTCCTGTCGGTGTATGTGCGCAGAGAGTTCGGCGACCGAGCCATGAATGGCGTGATCATCCCGAAGATCCTGTCAATCTCGACCGACTCCACAAAGGGCGCCGTGTTCCGCGTGTTCAAAAATGCCACTGTCTCGGGCACAACGACGCATACGTATGTGGATGAAACAGAGAGTGCATGCACCTATGACACCGGAGGCACAACAGTGTCAGGCGGACGATTGATTGGTGTCTATTCTGTCGGCCCATCTGGGCGCGCAACGATTGACTTAGACTCGGTCAACAACCTGCTTGTCGCAGGGGATGAGCTGGTGATAACTGCGCAGGTCACGTCCGGCGCTGCATCTGAGATGACTGCTTCGCTGACGTGGGAGGAGATCGTATGACTGCACCAGTCGCATCATCATTGATCCCGGCGAAATTTTGCGAATTGGCGCAAACGACGCAGTACACGGCGACTGACTGCACAACGATCATTGACCTGTTCACCGTCACGAACATCACTGCATCGGCGAAGCTGATCAGCGTGCATATAGTTGCATTCGGGTCTGTCGCTGCGGACCAAAACAAGATCGTCTCTTTGAGAGAGATCCAGCCAGGCGAAACAGTTGATATGCACGAGCTGTGCCACACCCTGGAGCCTGGGATGTTCGTGTCTACGTTGTGTTCTGGGGCAAGCGCCGTTGTTATTTGCGCAAGCGGCCGGGAGATACCGTCGTGATCATCAAGCCGTCCACAGATAGGGGATTCATCATCGAGTGTGTCACCCATCCAAAGGTTTGGCCGCACGTCACATGCGACGGGGTTGACTCATTCAACCCGGATGGGCATGTATTCGTTGAGGCTGTAGATGGACAAGACAGGCTCGGGGTTTTCATGCTCCACCCGCTGAATCCGGCGCTTGTCGAGATTCACACCGCTTTGCTGCCTCACTCGTGGGGCGTCAAGGCGGCCCAGGCCGCTAAGTCTCTGCTTGAGTACTTGGCAGGAAAAAACATCAAGAAGGCCATCACGATGGTGCCCCAAGACAACCCGCTGGCCAAGAGGTTTGCCATCAAGGCGGGTATGCGTGTTGAGGGCCGAATCACAAAGAGCTACCCGAAAGGCGGCGTTATGTTGGATCAGGATATTCTAGGAGTTGAGCTATGCCAATAGCAGCAGTAGCAGCAGTTGCTCAAATCGGAAGCTCGCTGATTCAGTCCGATTCAGCTAAAAGCGCAGCCAGGTCGCAGGCCAGAGCTGCCGCAGCATCGGACGCGACTCAGCGGTACTTTTACGACACCTCGAGAGAGGACAACCTGCCGTTCTTGCAGACCGGCTACAAGGCAAATGATCAACTCAATGCCTTGCTCGCTGCGGGACAGGTCGGCAAGCTGCCCACGTTTTCCGACTACACGCAAGATCCATCCTACGCATGGCAGCAGGGAGAGGCCCTTAAGGCAGTGCAAGGCAGCGCGGCGGCCCGTGGTGGGCTCTACAGCGGAGCAACACAGCGCGCCATCAGTGATCGCGCACAGGGCATCGCGGCGTCGGACTATGGGGACTGGTGGAACCGCCAGCAGCAAGGCCAAAGCAACCGGGTCAATATGCTCAACGCTATCAGGTCAGGCGGGCAGACGGCTGCCGGACAAGTGGGGGCGGCTGGGCAGAATGCGGCAAATGCCATCAGCAGCAATGCTCTTGCGCTGGGTAACGCTCAAGGTGCCGCATCCATCGCCCAGGGCAACATCTGGGGCAACGCGCTCAACAGGGTGAGCAGTTACATGAATCCTATGTCGTCCGGCGGCGGGTTCATGGGGGCTTCCAGTGGAATCCCAAGTGACCCATATCAACGCATGGGCTACGCGTGAGGCAAGACATGGCACAACTAGACGCAAGCATCTACAACGCACTCGGGCGTGGCGTGAAATCTCCTGAGGAATACCAAGCAGAGCGCCAGGGCGTCGAGTCCAATGCGCTGAGCCTTCGCGCCATGCAATCGAAGATGGCTCAGGAGCAGGCAGCGGCGCAGCGGCAAGGGCAGTTGCAAAACCTTCTAGCCGGTGGTGCTGACGCCAATGCGCTGATGCGCGGCGGGTTCATGGATGAGGCGGCCAAACGCCAAACGATGGACACTGGCGCAGCGCAAGAGGACCGGGCGGCCAAGAAGTTCCAGATTGAGCAGGCTCGCAGCCAGGTCGAGCGCGCGGCGCAGCTTCTCGGGTCTGCGCGAGATCAGGCAAGCTACAACCAGGCCCGCATGGCTGCGCAGGCCGAGGGCCTGGACATGAATGGCGTGCCGGATCAGTTTGATCCTGCGTGGGTGGCGCAAACTCGGCGCCAATACCTCACGATCCAGCAACAGCTCGAGCAACACTGGAAGCAGATGGGCTATGACCTTGACGTTCGCCAACAATCCGAAGTCGAGCGCAACAACGCCACGCAAAACGCGATTTCACGCGGCAACCTGGCGGTGAGTCAAGGCAACCTTGGGCTGTCTCGTCAGCGGCTTGAACTTGAACGTCAGCAGCCCAAAGGCCAGTATGATGCAGAGCGCGGCGTGATCGTTGATCCACGCACCGGAGAGGCCCGGCCTGTGTTGATGGGCGGCAAGCCACTCCCAGTCAGCTCCAAGCAAGTTGTTGCCACCGAAGACGAGCGCAAGGCGGCGGGGTGGTACAACCAGGCTGAAAACGCATGGAAGAACATGCAAGCAGCCATGGGCGGCATCGACCCGAAGACCGGGCGATTCAAGAATGAGGATGTGGCCCGCCCCGGCATGGCCGATGCCATCGCGGCAGTCCCATCGTTTGGGCTTGGCGAGGTGGTCGGCAATACGATGCGCGGTCCTGAGCGTCAAAAGTTCATGCAGGCGGCATCCTCCCTTAGTGAAGCCGTGTTGCGCGCAGCGACGGGTGCGGGCGTCAACAAGGACGAGGCCGTGCAAAAGGTGCGCGAACTGACGCCGGTATTCGGCGAAGACCCGGCCACGACCAAGCAAAAGATGGACTCCATCCCCATGTACCTGAACTCGCTCAAGCAACGCGCAGGCAGGGCCATGCCGCAAGGCGGCGGCGCACAACCTGGCGGCGCCAAATTCCTGGGGTTTGAATAATGCCTATCGCACGATTCCAGATGCCCGATGGGCGGGTGGCTCGCTTCGAGGTGCCTGACGGGACGACACCAGAGCAGGCGCAGTCGATGATGGAGGCGCATTTTTCTGCGCCAACCCCAGCGCCAAACCCGGCGCCCGTCAAGCGCGGCTTGTCCGAAAGCGAAACACCAGGCGTCGGGCAAACGCTCTTGATCGGCGCGGGCCGCACCTTTGACAAAGTGCTTGACGGCATGACGCAGATGTACCTCGGGGCGCGAGGCGAAGAAAGTGCGCTCAAGGGCCTGAAAAAGTCCTACGACGACAAGGCGGAGCTGTACCGCCCACTCCAAGAGGCTCGCCCATTCGCGACCGGCATCGGTGAGGCGCTCCCATCCTTGGCTGTGCCGGTGGGTGGCGGCGTCGGCGTTGCATCCACTGTTGGCAGGCTTGCGCTTGCTGGGGGCGTGCCCGCTGCGCTTGAGTATGGCAGCGTCGAGGATCGCGCCAAGGGCTTTGCAACCGGCGCCGGTGCTGCTGTTGCTGGTGGTGCGGCGGGGGCGCTGCTCGGCAAGGCTGCGGGCTGGGGCGCAAACAAACTGTCTGATCGGATGATTGCCAAGGGCGCAGTCCAGCAAAGCGCAAATGCTGTTCGTGACGCAACCCTGGCGGCATCGCGTGATGCTGGGTATGTCGTCACCCCATCGCAGGCTGGATCTGGCGGGTTGATCAATTCCGTCTTGGAGGGTGTTGGCGGCAAGATCAAGACCCAGCAGGCGGCCAGTGTGCGCAATCAGTCTGTCACCGACTCGCTTGTGAGAAAGACCCTCGGCATGGCCGATGATGCGCCCATCACCAAAGAGGCGCTTTCCGTCGTGCGCAACCAGGCCGGGCAGCAATACGAGGCCATGCGCCAGCTCGGGACGATCCAGGCGGACCCTGAATTCAAGGCCGCCCTGTCGGCACTGGCATCCAAAACCAGAAGCGCGAACAACAGCTTTCCGGGGCTGACCAAGGAAAACCCTATTGATGAGATCGTCAAGGCGCTGGACCAACCCGCGTTCAATGCGTCAGATGCGGTTGACGCAATCTCCGTCTTGCGCGACAAGGCCGACTCGCTCTACGCCAGCGGCGACAAGGCGGCAGGCAAATCCATCAAGGAAATTTCCACAGCCCTCGAAGACGCCCTAGAGCGATCCGCAAGCGCATCAGGCAATGCCGGCCTTGCCAAGTCGTTCAGGGATGCGCGAAAGCTCATCGCCAAGACGTACAGCGTTCAATCGGCACTCAATGAGGGGGCTGGCACGGTGAGCGCCCAAAAGCTGGGGCAGCAGCTCGCCAGAAACAAGCCCCTGTCCGGGGAGCTCCGCAGCGCGGCAGAGTTTGCACAAACCTTCCCGAAGGCTGCCCAATCTGGCGTCGATGTCCCGGCCTACAGCGTTCTTGATGCGGCGGCGGGCAGCTTCGCCATCGGGTCAGGCAATCCACTGCTTGCTGCGCTGCCCGCTGTCAGGCCATTGGCTAGGTCATCCGTGCTGAATCCGACGTATCAAAGGCTGATGGTGAACCCGCCAAGCTACGGCCCCGGGCGGCTGACAAACGCCATCACGAACGCGCTGCAAGGCGGGGCAACTCAGAACCTACTGAGGGTGGGCGGCACGGCGGCGGGCATTGCGGTGGGCAACGAACTTGCGCGCCGATGACTCGATCCAGTTCATTACCAAGCCGATGCCAAGCCAAAGCAGCGGGCTAATGACCCCAACGACAAGAGCCGTTCCAAACGCTCGATAGAAGTCCACCCGCACCCCCTGCAACCCGCCCCGTGCGGGTTTTTTGCATTCTAGCCGCCCTCGGGTGGCTTTTTCTTTTTGAGGCCAGCATGGCAGCATACCTAGCCCAAGCGTTCAACACCCAGATCCTCGTCGGCAACACGGTTGCGGCGAACCATCTGCTCTACACCTACGAGAGCGGCACCACGACGCCAAAGACCGTCTACAAGAACCAGGCCGGGACGGTTGCCCACACGAACCCCATCGTGCTCAATGCTGACGGATCGCCCCCGGGCGGCGTGATCTGGGTGACCAGTGGGGAGTGCACGTTTACGCTCAAAACGGCGCTGGGCGCTGAGGTGTGGACCCGCGACGACATCGCCGGGTCTTCGTCGTCTGGCGATGTCTCTGCGCTTCGGGCGGATCTGCTGGATGACACCGACGCGGCAAAAGGATCCGCCATAGTCGGCGACAAGCAGTCAGACGCAACGATGACGGACGCGACTGTAAGCGAATCTCTGCGATCCCTGGAAGACGCCACGGGGGTGAACGTAACAAAGTTCATGTCTGCCGCCCAATATGCAGACTTCAAATCAGGCGCGCTGGCGCAGGATCTTACGGACGTCTTCCAGGCTGCGATTGACTACGCGCTCCAGAACAAACTGCCCAAGGTGATCTGCCCGCCAGGCAAAGCGAAGATCACGGACACCATCCACCTAGGCTATGGTGTCGATTTTGCCACCATCGTCCTTGAGGGATTGAATAAGCCCGGGTCCGTTGATCTCGCACTCGATAGCACGTTGTACTGGATGGGTCCGCTTGATCGTCCCGTCGTCAACATCCAAGGCGGGCGGTCAAGCGGCCTGCGAAGAATAGCAGTGCAATACGACTACGACTCTGGCTACAACACAATTCAGACGATCCTGGCAAACGTCCACCTGATGCCGGACATTGCTAACTGGTCTCCCCCTGGCGCAGTCACCACCGAGACTAACGCATTTTGCGGGGTGTGCGTCGATGCGTACAGCGGAACCGCGCCAGTCAATGCGTATCCATCTGTCACATACCCGGCGTGGCTTGGTGGATCAATTCCACAGTATGGCAAGGCCCTTACATCTCGCCCAGTCATTGAAGAGTGCAAAATCTGGGGCTTTTATATCGGAGCCTTCATTCACCCGCAAAACACGGGCAATGGCGACTTCCCTGCTCTTTCCGGTACAAGCATCAACTATTGTGGCATCGGGATTAAGGCCGCGCACTCCAACGCTAGACTTATGGATGTGCAGAGTTGCGACCTGGGGCACAATCACACCTGTTACACGAACGTCACGGCGGCACTGACAACAGGCGGTAACAATACAGCGAATTTCAATAACGTCGTGATGGACTACTGCTATCAGTGGTTCGACGTCGAAAGCAATCAGGCTTGGCATATCTCGAATTGCTACGGTGAATTGATCGTACAGATCGGCAAAACAGCCGGTGGCGCGGCTACAGCGTCTTACGCGAAATTTTCAGGGTGTAATGTCACGTTTATTCGTAACGCGACATCCGGAAATTCTCGCATTGTGCCGCTATACTTCGCTGACATCATAGGAAATTTTGACGCCTGCACGTTCTCTGGTATATATGGCGTCGAGCACGTGCGGGACTATTATGGCGGCATAGGAACAGGTGTTGGGTTCAATAACTGCCAGTTCAATAACGCCTTTGCCTTGAGCGATTTCCCGACCGCATCCGCTCCTGAATCTGTTGCCCTCGCCCAAACTGGCGGACTCCTGATATCCCCGGGCACAAACAGAAACAAGAGAACACCTAAGATTCAATCAAGCAAATTCTCTTTTAATTATGCCAATGGGACCGCCTTCCCTGGAATCGACATATCCAACTCGATAAAAACAATCCATTCCATCGGATCTGATTTCTACGGCTCCCAGCGTGAATACCTCTTGCCGTCATATGCCTGCGGTGTGACGGTGACGCTTGCTTCTGTCTCGGTCACTGGGCTTGTGCTTTCTGCGACAGCGACCGTGAATTACACCAGTCCACCAGCCGTGGGCGATGTGATGCAGGACAGCATCGGCAGGCTGTACGTTGTGCAGTCATACAACTCAGGCACAGGCGCTCTGACTGCGCTTATTTGCACCGGGTACACCATCAACGGGGCGTCGGTTGTTTCCATAACTGGCACAGCTCCGGCAAACGGAACATTCAATCTTTTCAGGGCAGGCAGGTACGCCACCAGCTACACGGGCATGGCGATTGTCTGCACCAGCGGTAGCGCCGTTGTAACCCTCAAAGACGTTACCGGAGCTGCTGTTGCGGACGCCACCCCGTACTTTTCTGCCGGTGACACGATACTGGTTTGCCCTGCGACTTACCACGCGACGATCAACCCGGTGCCGTTCATCGGGTTCGTCACAGTTGTGTCTGTTGCGGCCGGGAACATCACAGTCAACAAAAACGCGCTCGCAACCATGACGGTTGCCGACACGCCAACGCTGTGCCGGTGACGCATGAATCTCGCCAGCTACAAAAGCAATAGGCCCGGCCTTCGTGGCTTGTTCAACATGGCCGTGCGCTGGTGGCTTGGCGGCAAGTACAGCCACACCGAGATCATCTTCAGTGACGGAATGTGCGGCTCGTCGTCGTGGCTTGATGGAGGTGTCAGGCTCAAGCGTATCGACATCAAGGCAGATCACTGGGACATCACACCAATCAATGGGGACGAGAAAAGCGCCCGGCACTGGTTCGAGATCCATCAAGGCCAAGGCTTTGATCTTCTCGGGCTGCTGGGGTTTGTGTGGCGCAGGAACACAGAGCACCGGGGGCGCTGGTTTTGCTCCGAAGCCTGTGCGGCTGCGCTTGGTTTTTCAGAGCCTCACAGGTTTGATCCATGTTCCCTACCCGTAGCACTAAGACACCAAACAGACGTATGAGCGACCAATTCAAGTTCAGGTTGTACGAGTGGGCCGAGTGGGCAACAAAAGCCCTGCTGATCGGCATGTCCACATTGCTTTGGAACCTCAACTCAGACTTGACCAAGTCGATGCAGGCTCAAGCAAGCCAAGACCGCGAGATCATGCAGGTCAAGGCTGATTTGAAGGCACTTCGATCTGAGGCTATGATGCGATCCGAGGCCATGGAGCTGATGAAGCGCGTCGAACAACAGTTGCAGATCATAGTTCTACAAGGGCAGCTCGATGCCAGAAAGGGTAAAAATGAAACTCATCCCTGAATGGCGCAAAGCCTGGCGCATGTTGTCTGTGCAGGCTATGGGCGTTGCTATGGCAGCGCAGGGTGCGTGGGCCATGCTGCCTGCTGAGTTGCAATCCGAGGTGCCTGGATGGGCTATGAAAGCGTTCACCGCGATCATTCTCGGGCTGGGCATCGTTGGGCGCCTGGTCAAGCAGCCCAAGGTGAGCGAGTGACACAAGCCCGCATCATCGCCGCCCTTGCTGCATTGGCCCTGTGGGGCGCATCCCTGGCCTTGGTGGGATTCAAAAGCTACAGCCTAGGGGTAGGCAGCCAAAAGGCCAAACAAGCCGACGTAGAGGCCGCACGCCAACAGGCCCGTGACGACGCCATGAAAGGGGCTGCTGATGCCATCGCTCAAGTCAAGATCACCAACACCACGATTCGCGCAGCAACTGAAACGCGGGTTCGTGAAGTGCCTGTGTACCGGGATTGCAGGAATGACGACCGCGTGCTCAACAACATCAACAGCGCATTACGAGGTGAGCCCGCTGGTCGTGGCGTCATGCCCGCAAGTGCTGGCGCCTCTCGCTGATGACACGTTTGGGGCGACGGTTGAAAAGCTGATCGAGGTGATCGGCGTGTACCGTGAATGCCGAGCTGCTGCGCTGGGAAGCGGAAAGCAGTAACCTCAAAGACAAAGCCATGATGCAAGCAAAGGGGCTTGTGTGGCGAGAGCGCCCGTGCAGTAACTTCTACAGCAACCGCGCCAATTGTTGATCGTCTGCCCCTTGAGGTTCGATTCCTGTCGGGGCCACCAAGTTACTGCATCATGGCAATGCAGCCTTAATCAGTCAAGCCAGATCACCCTCTGGCGGGTCAGCTAAACCTGCGCAAATCAGTGCAGCCCTACGCACACAAGCGCCGCCATTTGGCAGTAACTTTTGCGGTAACCTTGGTGAACCAAGCAAGCCGGCCACAAAGTTACTGCAATGCCCCGAAATCTCATAGCGTCTGACCTCAGTATCCGCAAAGTCAAATCGGACGACAAGCGAAAACGCCTGAGCGATGGTGACGGCTTGTACTTGCTGCTGTTCGTCAAGGGCGGATCGCATGGGTGGCGCTTCGATTACACCATCAACCGCAAGCGCAAAACGATCAGCCTGGGCACGTTCCCGGATGTCGGCCTGGGTGCTGCGCGTGAGCGTGCTGACCAGTGCCGGGAGCTTGTCGCGCAAGGAGTTGACCCCAGCGAAGCGCGCCAGGAGAAAAAGCGTGCTGCCGATCATCATGAAGCGGTCAGGAGGGCGGTCGAGGCCGGCGCACCGGTGCCGGGCACATTCCGGGCCGTGGCTGAAGACTGGCTTACACACCAGGCGGCTCGATGGGAGGCAGACACCAGAGACACCATACGGGCATCGTTTGTGAATGATGTTTACCCGGAAATTGGGCATGCCCCAATGGGTGACATCAAGGCCAAAGACGTGCTGCGGTGCATCCTCAAAATCGAGGGGCGCGGCGCGGGTGACATGGCTGGCCGAGTGCTCCAGCGTGTGAAGTCGGTTTTCCGCTTCGCCATCGTGCATGAGGTGATCGAGTCAAACCCCACGCTTGATCTGAAATCGAGCGAACTACTCAAGCCCCGCAAAGTCAAGCACCGGGCGGCACTGCCAGAGTCTGAGATGGGCCGGTTTCTGGCGCTGCTTTCCGAGTATGGCAACCAGGCTGGCGGGGCTACAGCAGCCAATGCGCTGCGCTTTCTGATGCTCACTGCAACCAGGCCTGGCGACGTGCGGGGGGCGATGTGGTCAGAAATCAGCGGGTCGACGTGGCGCATCCCTGGCGGCCGCATGAAGATGGGCGAGGACTACGTGACAAGCCTGTCAAGGCAGGCGCTCGCAGTGCTCGAAGACATGCGCCCGATCAGCGGCATGGACTCGCTGGTGTTCCCAAGCCCGTTCTATCCCGGCAAGCCTCTGAGCGAGAACACGCTGAATTCAGCCATGGCTCGCATTGGCTACAAGGGCATTGCCACCGCACACGGCTTTCGGTCGCTGTTCTCCACGGTAGCCAATGAACACGGCTTTGACCCCGATGTGATCGAGCGGCAGCTTGATCATGTGGAGCGCAACCAGACCCGTGCGGCATATCACCGTGCCGCCTACACCGCCGAGCGCGCAGCGCTCATGCAATGGTGGGCGGACTTCATTGATCAAGCGGCCGCCAAGTTCCATCAATCCACGCCTTGACGTGATCGGATAGCCACCGGCCATCCTTGTACCTCGGCGGGAATGTGCGCATGGCAATGCGCCGGTTAATCGTTGCCAAAGCAAGGCCAACAACCTGCACAACGGTTTCACGGTTGAGCAAGATGCCGGGCACATTCACCGCTTCAAGCGGCTGGGCTTTCATGGCCCTGGATGATTTTTGACGTTCAATGACTTCCATGGTTGCTCCAGATTATTTGCTTGATCTTTGCTATTGGCTGGCGCCTGAGTCTTCGTACTCTTCGCCATCCCCACACCCATCCGACCAGTCGCCGATCTGCTGATCGTCCTCGTCGTCTGGGCCGGTGGATAGCGCATCAGGGCTCTCCCACGGTCGTGCGTGCTGACGTTGTCGTGCGCGTCTTGACATTCGTATCTCCAAAATGTGGCTAGATATCGCTGATGCATCTATCCACTTGTTGCTGCATATCGCCACTTGTGGATAGATGTGGCGACGTGGGTTCGCCGCCTACATTGGGTTAGGCCTCTCCATCCGTGCGCAGCACCTCCGCGCAAATGTTGCCGAGGTCCGCGCTATTCGCTGGCTCTGGCCCGTACTCATCCACAGCGATCTTGGCTGCTGATTCAGCAGCCGGCATCGGCCACCCAAGCGCCTTGGCTCGCTCAATCACTTGCTGCTCCAGGGTCGGCTTCACTTTTTTGAATGGCCAAATCATCTGTTGCTCCTATCCGCAAGCCTTCGGCCTGCTCGGTTTCAAAGCGCCCGGCTGTCGCCAGGCTTCGTGTGTTGGTCAGGCTCAGTGCTTTGCACCTGGCCTAACTCCTCGTTGCACGCGGACGTCCGCCCGTTGGGCGGCCTCCGGTGAACTGTTTGGTTAGGCCATTCAGTCCACTGCCTGGGCAATCTTGTGCGTGAACTTGCTGCCAATCTGCCGCTTGTAGCTGGCAACCAGCTTGTGTTCATCGTCGCCTGGTCGTGCCCACAGTTTCACGTCGTTGAACTGAAGTTCACACAGGATTCCTACACGGTTGGACAAGCGGCATAAGTCGCGGGCAGCGTCTTCAATAGTGGTGCCTGCAAAAGAATCAACTCGCAGCGTCAGGGTTCGGTCAAGTTCCATATTTTTGCTCCGGCCACAGGCCTAACTCTTTGGTCAAGCCGACGCTTGCAAGGTCGGCTCATATGCCCACATCCGGTGGGCGCGGCTTACCGTTGGGTTAGGCCCTCAAGTTGGCGGATTCGGCGGCGCGTTGCATAGCTGCAAGCAACCGTAGTTCATCGGCCGCCTCATTTGCGGATCTCGCGCGAGAAACGACCACCAACTGGTTTGACAAAATCCATGCCCAAGATGGGCGCTCTTTGTTTTCCAACGGGATGAAGTCAGGTTTCATCGTTGCTCTCCGCGCCCCTTCGGGCCGCTCGTTGAAAACGCCCATGCCTGCGGCATCGGCTTGTGGTGTTGGTCAGGCCCTGGGCATCTGCCACGGGCCGCGCATCAAGCTGGGTCGGTCGGCTCCGGCTTGGGGGTGGCGATGTCGGCAAAGTGCTTGTCCAGCCACTTCTTGAGGCGGTCCATATGCCGCTTCGGACCGAAGGCAACGTCTTCCGGGTAGCCGGGTTCGTACTCGATGGTCAGTGGCACCCATCCATCGGGCAACACCACCTCCCCGCCGCTGGGCTGCTGCTTTCGCTTTGGGCATTCGCCGCACCAGTTGTCGGGGCGGTCACCGCACACGGAGTCTTTGAGCGGGCAGACATTCACGACATCGCTGGTGCCAGTCTGCTGCTTGAGCGCTTGCACTTCGTTGAAGGCGTCCATGAGGATGTTGCCGCTGCTTGGCTGCTGCGCCTTGAGCAAGCGCACGGCATCAACAAGGCTTTCCCCTTCTGTCAGGCCAAGAAAATCGCGCAGCTCTGTCAGCACTGCTGAAGCACTACGGTAGTTCATCTCGTGGATGCTGGTGGCAAGTGTGGGCTTCTGCGCCTGCTCCTGGCTGGCGGGTGGGGTGGTGTACTGAGCGCCGCCATTAATCTTGTCAGCCCAACTCTGTGCCTCTTTTTCAGTCATACCGGGTATCGCAAATGAAACTCTGTGCGGCCATTGCGCACGCACTTGCAAACGTGGACTCTCACTGAATACCTCCCCAATTGAAAACCACATAAAGGAAGACAAGAACCGCAATCAAAACGGCTATGCCAAGACCAATAAAAATTCCGATCAGCATGGATTACCCCTCTCGAACTCGTGTGAAAACTGGCTGATCGTTGCGCGGCAGCTTTGCTTGCAGCCTTGCAATGTGCTTGTCTTGCGCGTCGATCAAGGCGTGTAGGCCGTCAACGCCGTAGAATGTCATCAGTCGGCGATCTGCGTCGCGCACAGCCTCCCCACCCTCTGCGGGCGGTGTGGTAAACGTGCGCTTGTGCCATTCGCGCAGGCTTGGGTAGCGGAGCCACAGATCCTTGCATTGATCATCTGTCGGTCCATCGCCAAAGGCCGCAAACAGCACTTCTGCCGTTTCTGCGGGCTGTGCTGGATGGGATATGGCGGCGCAGGCGTTGTCCACTTCCTCGAACTCATCCCACTCGGCTATTTCGCCGTTCATGTGATAGCCAGCAACTCCACGGGAGTCGTTGACGATGTTGAGCATCCCTTGCAGCGCCTCGCGCAGCAGTTGGTTTTCAGTAGACGTCATTGTCGGAAACCTCGCAAGGGATGTTGTGTACAGCATGGATCAGACTTCCACAGCCAGGGCAGCCGCCAGCCTTCTCAAACTCAGCCTGAGCCTTCTGCATGTGGGCCAGGAGGTCTGCAGGTACGCTGGCGATGACGGCTTGCTCAGCAGCAAGCACTCGCTTGCGCTCGATGTCGCGCAGCAGTTGGTTTTCGGTGGTCATGGTGTGTCCTTCTTGTGAGGGGCGCCTTGGTACTTGACGATGCCCATGCGATACGCGATCTGGAGCAGCAGCGAATACGACATCCACCCAAGCGCGAAGCCAATTGCCAGGCCAAGAAAGTAAAACTCGACTACTGTCATTCCTTGGTGTCCTTGGTGGGGTGGGTGGCGGCTGGGTGCATGTACTCCGTCTCAGCCGTGCGCGGGCGCGGGTCGCGGTAGCCGTGGATTCGGCACCGTTGCTGCGGCAGCAGGATCGACGGGCAAGCCTTCGGCAGCTTCGCCACGCACTCAGGGCAGGGCACGCCATGCTTTGCTCGGGCTTCGGCGCGGGCGTTGCGGATGTCGCGGCACAGGTCTCCGTAGTCGCTCATTCCACACCACCTTTCCCCGCCTGGGCGGCGCGTACTGCAAGCATAGCGTCGGCCATTGCGTAGGCGCACTCTGCGCATGCTCTGAAATCGGAGACCATTGGCACTTGACCCGTCACCGGATTGGCCGCCATGACAGCAGGAAGCGCCTTGGCAGCGAAGTAGTCGCGCAGTGTCATGCCAAGGTGCTGATCAAAGATGTCTCCTGGTGACTGGTTCAACTCGTTCACCGGGAACGCAGGGCCACCGCCTTTGATGTGGTTGCTCATTCCGCACTACCTTCCCCAGCCTGGGCGGCTTTGTACGCATCCGCCTTCTCTTTGCTGGACCACATGAGCCAGTCGTCAGGATCGTCCCGCGCTGGGCTTGACCAACCGGGTTGGCACAGCCCGATGTTGTCTTCACATGGCGCCAGCTTCGGCATGCGGCATCCGCACTCAGATGCTGGGCAAACAAGCCCATCGGCGCCGAGTTTGGTTAGGTGCTCGGAGATGATTTCGATGACGGTGCTCATGCTTGCTCCTTCCCCGCCTGGGCGGACATGGATGCGGTGTGCCGAGCAATGTAGGCGTCGAGGTTGTCCATTGCCTGCATGTCTGCATCGCCCCATCCGTGATCGCTGACGAAGTGGCCAAGGGCCTCGCTTGCATCCTTCAGGACTTGCAGCGGCACCCGCATCACCCCCGCATCAGCAGGGGCTTGAGGGGAGGCGGTGAGCATGGCGTTCAGGAGTGAGTACACAAAATCGTCGCTGGTGCCTGTGCTGTTCTCATCAGCCCAGGCCCATGCATCACCATTTGGCGACTTGACAACGATGCGCCCATCGTCCTTGCGAACGATGCTCCACCCCTCCGGCACGCTCGGCACAGCAGCGGAATGCGCACGATCAGCAATCACGCCCACCGAACCTCTAAGAGTCTCGATTTCATGTTTGAGTCGGCCCCACGTCAGCGCCAGTGACTGCCTGATGTCTTCGGCGCCACCCTCGCAATGGCGCACAACAAACTCGCTCGGAGTGAAGTTCAGCAGCGTGCGGATGTTGCCTTCAAGCGTGCCGCCTTCGGCATGCACAGCAGCGCGGGCACGCCATTGGGCGTTGACGTGGGCTTCGACTGCGCGGGCGAAGTCACGGAAGCTCTTGCACATGCGAGTCTTGGGAAGCGGCCCAGCGGCGAGCGAGTCAATCTGCTCATCACTCATCGCCTCCGGCACAGCGGTGGCAGTCATGACAGGCGCCATCTGCACAGCCCTATAAGGCCCGTTGCGCGGATAGAGCGTCTGCGAGTCTGTTGCCGTGGCGATAGCATCGGCCTCGTCAACACACAGCGTTGCAGTACCGGTTCGGTCTACGCTGTACCAGCGGGCAGTGGATTGTTCAGTGCTCATGCTTGATTCCTACCTGTCTTGATCTGAGAGAGGGCGGTGTTGATTGCTTCCTCGTGCCATCCTTCAAGGATGATCCGGCCGCTTGAGCCGCGATCAATCTTCAGAACGCCTTGCAGCATTTCCACAGCCGCATCCAGATCAGCCAGGAGGGCGCTGATTGCTGCGGGGTTGGCTGCGGCGATGTAGGAGGCGTCCTCGGTTTCCATCGTCGATGCAACGAGAACGCCTGATTCAACCTCAAAGACGTCGGCGCCTCCGTCGTGCTCCCAATTTGTCGAGGTGACAGCCTTCAGCGCATCGCGCAGTGGTTGGTGTTTGTCGGTCATGCTGTGCGTGCCTTCATCATTTCGTCTGCCATCATGTAAGCGACCAGCGCAACGCATCCGAAGTCATGAACCGTTGGCGACTGGCCTGTGACTGGGTTTGCCGCCATCGAGACTTGCATCGCAGCAACTGCAAATTCATCACGCAAAGACGCATACATCATCGCCGCCTCGATGGCATCAAAGCCGATGCCGGGTGATTCAATGTGTTCCACATCAATCCTCATTCAGCGCAATGGCGCGTTGTGTTGCCCTCAGTGTCTCAACTCAGGCAATGGGTGTCCAATTGATTTTGGCTATCGCCATCATTTGATCGTGAGGCGATCACGCTTGATGATGCGAGCGCCTGGCACCTCTGTGCCTTTCTTGATGGCGTCTTTGATTGCCGTCTTGTTGGGCTCAGTCTTGACCACCTCGCGCACGTACTCAGCGGGCAATTGCGCCTCGTCAAACACCTCTACCGACTCATCACGCCCAACGGCCAAGGACGCCTTGAAAATCCCGCGATCATCGGAAATCTCGCTGATCCCGGCTGCGGCCATGTGATCCTGAAGGTAGCGGCGGAGCCAGTCTTGGCGGCGCTCCTCGGACTTCACCTTGTCGGTCAGCGTCTTGATGTAGTCGCGGATGGACTCGGTTTGTAGTGTCGATTCGATGATGTACGCAGCGACGGCCACGGCCTTGTGCGCCACGACTGCGCGAGCGTCGTCGAAACCTTCCGGCAACTCTCCCGTCTCGGGGTCGATCTGCTCCAGCAGTGCGCGGACTTGTTCGGTAGCTTGGTGGAGGGTGATATTGCTCATTCTTGCGTCGCGATGGCGGTCGGTTGTTCGGTTGCGTCCGGCTTCTTTGCTTTTGTGAGCTTGTCGGCGAATGCCTCTTTCAGCTCGTCTTCTGCGGGCTGGTCAGAATCACGGCGAGCTGATTCGATGGCCGCTTTCATGATCTTTTTCAGCTCACCGCTTGTTTTGGCGTCGGCAATCTCAGCCAGTCGCGCATCAAGCCACGCACGGCGGGCCGGTTTGGCGTCACGCTTTCGGCCTTCCCACTCGGATCGCGCTTCGGCCACGTACTTGGAATCGTCCCAGCGACCGGAGAAAATGTCACCGGCGAAACCGAGGTAAGAGGCGCACTTGACCAGTGCATCAGTAACGGACTTCTTAGGTGCGTCCTCATCGAGGATGAACTTTCCCGCGTTGCTTTGGTAGCTGGCTTTGGTTTGGCCGATCTGCTCCAGCTCCCCGCGCTTTCCGTTGAACTCGTACCAGAAGCGCACAACCGCGATGTGCAGTGAGTCGGTGTCGCTGAATCGTTCGATTCGCTCATTCAGGATCGTGAATCCCCAGCCGATGCCGCACGGGCCGAACTCGTCGGTCAGGCGCTCAACGATCCAGTAAGGCTTAGGGCTGTTGCCGTTGTACTGCTTGCCGGTGATCGGCTTGACGGCGGTTGGGTCAGTGACGAAGGCGCGTTGCCAAAGTTCTTTGTTTGACATGGTCAGAATGGGATGGGTTTGATGACTTCGGCAATGGCGAGCTTGTACGCCTCCTGCCTAGTGCGGGTTGCACGGAATATCCTGAACAACCTGATGAACCAGAAAAACGGAGTGATGGGTGCGCTCATGTTTCCTCACCAAGTCAAAATCAGACCAATGATCCCAGCGGCCATAACGCATGCACCAATGCACACGCCAGCCCATACGATCATGCCGATCCAGTCAATGCGCTGAGGCTGCTTTTGATGATGGTTGACCATCACTCGGCGCGTTGATGTGATGATCGCATGTTCCGCAAGCGCTGTGTCTTGCCATTGCTTTTCATCTTGCTTCATTTCTGGACTCCGCTTCGTAGCTGATGGCCAGCAGGTTTTGAATTTGCTGCTCGATGCCATTGGCATCGCACCTCGGCGTCGGCAATGACTCTCTGCTTCTCGGCCTTGAGGGCTTCGACCTTGTTGTCGATCAGCACTTGTTCGTCTGGCACTTCGATGGTGATCGTGGCCTTGCCGACTTGAGACCACATGCACGTGGACATATCGTGCGATGCGAATCCGATGCCGGAGGTGGAATCCCCATCCTTCAGGACATCAGGACCAGCCCCGGCGGTCAGCCAGGCCATCGTTTCAATCGTGATCGTCTTAGCCATGATTGGCCTCCATCGTTTCGTCCATCGCCTTGACCGAATCAGGGCTCAGCTTGACGGGCGGTTGTTGTGTTGGCTGATAACGCACATGGGCGGCGTCATCAGCGGCTTTGCGTGCTGGGCAGTCGCGGCCTTGTCGGCAGTCATCCAGACCGTGGTATTGACAGCATGTTGGTGTGCTCATCGTCCTACTCCAATTGCAAGCGCAAGAATGATCAGCGACAGGATGCACATTGCGGCATCACTCATCGTGGGCAGAGAGTGCGCCAGTCGCGTGATGACCATTGCAGCGCGGATGTTGATGGTCCGCCAGGCAGTCATAGCGAGGCGGATTTTCCGGCGTGTGATGATGTCTGCGCGTCGGATCATTTTGTGCTCCTTTGTGCAGTCGAGAACATGAACCGCAACTCACGCTGACGATCGCTGCAAATCAGACGAGTGCCTTGGAACGGCCTGGCCCACAAGCGCAGTGCGTAGGCTTTGAAGCCGCTGCACACAGCAAACCCGACCGGCATATTTTCAATGCCCCGCAGCAGCTCACCGCATCGAATCGTCGCATTGCCCACTTGTTCGACGATCTCGCCGGTGTCCTCGATGTAGATGTAGGCGTCGTCTGTGTTGTAGGCTGGGTGGATGACCTCATCAGGCACACTTGCAAGTGCGCCGCGCAGCATGTCTGCGACCATCATCTTTTCGTATGCCTGCACGCCTGTTGTCTGCGCCATCAGTGGTGACTTGTCCATGTCTGCTCCTGTTGAGTTGATAGCTCTATTCTGTCGCCCAGGTGGTTGGGCGTCCAATCGAATATGGCTATCGGTGCGGTAGGATTTTTCAATCAGAACAGGCCCTTTTGTTCGGTAGCTGCGTCCGCGATGTTTTGGCAGGCCAGATCCCAATACTGTGGCTTCAGCTCGGTCCCGACAAAGCGGCGGCCCATCTTGACTGACGTGTAGCCCTCTGAGCCAATGCCGGTGAAAGGCGAGAACACCAGATCCCCAGGGTTGGTCCACAGATGGATGCAACGCTCGATCACGTCAAGTTGAAGCGGGCACATATGCTTCTCGTCATTTTCATCACGTGCTGGCAGCTTGTTCAGCGTGCGCGACTGGTTGATGTCATCCCAGATCGGGCTGGCGTACTTCTGCCACATCATCACCGGCAGATCATCGCCATGCGTCACGCGCACTTCAGCGTCCCCAGGCTTGCGCATCGTCACCACGTAGTCGGGCAGACCCATGCGACTCATGGTGCTGTTTTCTCGGATGGTCTTGTGCAGGAGCCCGAGCGCCTTGGTTCGCTGCATGGCGACGACTGGATCTTTCCAGATACAAACCTCTGAGTGATAGATGAACCCGGCATCTTGAAATGTGCGGATCAACGTGCCTCTGAAATCACGCAGGCCAATGAACCCTTGGCGCATCTTGGTGGTTGGCAGGTTCATGCAGTGAAATGAAACATTGCGGCCAGGCTTGATGACTCTGAACAGTTCGGCGATCAAGAACTTGAGCTGCGCTGCGAATTCCTCGTCGTCCTTGCAGTTGCCCATGTCGTGGTCACTGTTGGAGTACACGAACAGGTCGGCGAATGGCGGCGAGAAAACCGAGTAGTCGATGCTGTTGTCTGCCATGCGACGGGACCACTTCACGCAGTCGCCAAGGTGGACCGTGAACCCTTCGCCTTCGTGGGTGTCTTCGCGGTATTCGTCGACGACGTTCTCTTGTCCGGCCAGTTCTTTGTTCATGATGTCTTTCATGTGCTCGATCATGTTTTCGCTCATCTTGTGGTGTTGCAGTTCTTTGCGCTTGAGGTTCGCCAGAATCTGGCCTTCGTTCTCAGCAGTGAAAAGTTGGATCTGGACTTGCCGTTTTTGGCCGAATCGATAGCAGCGGCGAACGGCTTGGTAGAACTTCTCAAACGAGTCATCAAGCCCCACAAAAGCCATGCGGGCGCAGTGTTGCCAGTTCATCCCGAACCCGCAAATCTTCGGCTTAGAGATCAAGACGCGGACTTTTCCATGACTGAAATCAAGCATTCGCGCAGACTTGTCCTCTGGCTTGTCTGAGCCTTGCACGTTCACCGATCCTGGGATCAGTTGGCGCAGCATTTCCGCCTCGTCGTTGAGGTGGCACCAGATCAGCCAAGGCTCAGACGGGTCAGCATTGACGACATCGGCGAGGGCTTTGCATCGTGATTCAATGCTGCCGCGCTGCGCCTTGCGCTTCTCAGCAAGACCGACGGCTGGCTTTGCGAAAAGGTCATCAGTTGATGATCCGGCCTCGACCACGTGCTCGATGTACTCGGGTAGTGGCAATTCATACGCCGATCCATCAAAGCCGATGTCGGACGGATTGCGCAGCACGACAGACCACGATCCCATCCATTCCCAGAACTTCGATGCGCCCCATCCCTTGAGCCGCCAAGTCCCAGTGTCTCCGGTGTCGTTGACGAAGTATGTCGCCAGCATTTCGGTTCGAGTCATCACGCCCAAGAACTCGCACTGGTTGCCAAGTTCCTCAAAGTCATTCGGGGAAGGTGTTGCTGTGCAGCTCAAGCGATACGGGACACCCTGCGCGGCGTCGATGATCCGTTGCCGGGTCTTGCCGTCGTGCGCCTTGAGAATCGACGACTCATCAAGCACCAGACCGTGCAATGATGTGAAGTCGATTGGCTCCATGCGCTCATAGTTGGTGATCCAAACACCCGGCGCATTAGGAGTGCCACCCTGATGGACGCGGCGTACATCAATGCCGAATGTCGCGCCCTGCTCAATCGTCTGCTCAGAGACAGCGAGAGGGGCAAGCACAAGCACAATCCCGCCCGTATGGCTTGCCACCTCATCAGCCCATGAAAGCTGCATCAAGGTCTTTCCAAGGCCGGTATCTGCAAAGATGGCTGCGCGGCCACGGCGAACGGCCCATGACACGATGGCGTGCTGGAAGTCGAAAAGGTGCTCGTTCAGTTCGCCGGGTGCGTGGCCTGTTGCTACTTCAGCGCGCCGCTTGCTTGCAATGAATTGATCGTATTCCATTGGGTATTTGTGTAAAAAAGCCAGCCGCTAGAACACTTTGCGGCCCTCTACTGCGACAAAGTTTGATGGAGTGCGGCTGGCGAATGAATGATGCGGCCCCGGTGTGTTTTTTGCCAATTGATTATCTCTATGGCATTGTCTGACTCGATCAACAAAATCAACGCTGCATGTTTCGGTGTTGTGGCAGCATTCAGACCATGCACACAATCAACTTTGCAAAGTTCACAGCCACATTTGACGATGCAGGAGTCACACTCAGGCACGTAAACGGTGGTGAAGTGACGATCTCATATCGGCAGCTTGAATCCTGGCTGCTGAGGATGTTCCGCAAGCTCATCTAACAAGTTTCGCCCACCAGCCACAATCACGCTCAGTGTCACATTCATGTGGCGGTTTTCCTCCCTGAGCCGTTGAGGTGCATCCTCCAGTTTTGAGCGTGTGCTGGTGGGCTCTTTTACACATCACCATGAACCCATTCTCAAAAGACTACAAGCCGCAGATCAGTCCTGATCAACTCAGTCGCAGGCAGTCCGAATCGGCGACAAAGCGCCGTGCTGATGGAATGGCCTCTGACGATCCATTGCGCCGGATTGCTGCTAGCGGCAACATGGGAGAACTGTCAAGCAAGACGAACTACAGGTTGCAAAAGTCGTCAAAGCTCTGACATAATGGACACGTCCGCGCAATGCGGGCGCCCTATGCCCCATCGGTTTTGACAGGCCGGTGGATTACGCAACATTGGTGGGCGCATGTAGAGAGGTGATGGGGAGCGTAAGCCGAAAGGCCCGCACCCTGTGACCAATGCAGGGCTGTTCAGCCCCTCATCTCTTCCCTACATGCGCTCGGAAGGAAGCTGAATGGCGAGGATTCGCACAATCAAACCTGAGTTTTTCACGTCAGAGGACATTGTTTCCCTGACGCCTCACGCACGTCTTTTGTATATCGCCATGTGGTGCGAGGCAGACAAAGAGGGCCGGATGACTTGGAGGCCAAAGACCCTCAAGATGCGGTACTTCCCTGCGGATGATGTTTGCATTGAATCCCTATGCTCTGAGATTCTTGATCTCGGCCTTGTCCGTCTTTACGGAGAAGGCTATGCGTGCATCCCATCATTCCACGCACACCAGCATATAAACCCGAGGGAGTCGGTGAGTCAGCTTCCACCGCCACCAGATCAATGCAAAAAATCGACGCGTGAAGCACGCGTGAAGCACGAGTCAGTGACGGATGAAACACGCGACAGTGACGCACAGGTAGGAAGGGAAGGGAAGGGAAGGGAATTATTGGATGCGCCGCAAAGCGACGCCAACAAGCGCGGGCATAGATTGCCTCAAGATTGGCAACTTCCAAAGCCTTGGGGGGATTGGGCACTGCTTGAGTTCAAGGCATGGACCGCCGATGTGGTCAGGGTCGAGGCCGAAAAGTTCCGGGACTTCTGGGTTTCCAAAGCAGGGAAGGATGCGGCAAAGCTGGACTGGAATGCAACATGGCGGAATTGGTGCCGAAACGCTCGGCCCGATCTGAGCACAAAGCAACAATCAGACCAATTCAAGGGGTGCATCTGATGAGAGGAATGGACAACCTGCGCAAGATGCGCATTTCCGGCATGAAGCCTTGCATGGTCTGGGTCGAACTGATGCCGATGCAAAAGTGGACTCATCAATACACGTCATCACCAGGCGCGAGCGTTGACATTCACATGGACGATGCAGACATTGCCAGGATCGGTTCGGCAGACCTTCGGCCATTGATCGGCCTGACGGTATTGGTCAACGGCGAGGACAACGACAAAACAGAAAGAGTCGCACGCGAGTGCTTCAAGGCCGGAGCGAATGTCGTCCAAGCCGTTTTCTATGACCTAAGTAACCCTTACAAAGTGAAGGTTGTTAAGGGGTTGAGAATCTCAAAAGAAGGCGAGAAAACTGTATGGCAGCAGTGATCAGTCCTGATGACATTGACTTTGCGCTATATCTCACCGAGACAGAGGCAATGCAGCGGGTCAGGCCGGCATCCGGGTACATCGACGAGATGCTTGATCGAATGTTCAACGCCACCCGCGAGCGATGCGCCTACCTTCCGTGGGACAAGACCCGCGAAGCGTTCCAGTTCAGGCCCGGGGAAGTAACACTCTGGCCCGGCATCAATGGGCATGGAAAATCGCTTGTGACTGGTATGGTGTCCATGTCGCTCATGGGCCAGCGCGAAAAGGTGTGCATCGCATCGTTTGAGATGAAGCCTTACAAGACTCTCGAGCGAATGTCCCGGCAGTGGTTGGGCTACAGGCCGGCGCAACGTGGCGACCCGCAAGAACTGATTGATACATACATGGACGCGGCCCGGCAGTTCGGGGAGTGGACTGATGGCAAGCTGTGGCTATACGACCAGCAGGGAACGACCACTCCGGAAAACATCGTTTCCGTCGCCAGGTACTGCGCAAAGGAACTTGGCATTCAGCACATCTTCATCGACTCGCTCATGAAGTGCGTGAAAAACGAGGACGACTACAACGGTCAGAAGTACGTGATTGACGAATTTTGCTCAATCGCCAAAGACCACAACGCGCACATTCACGTCATTCACCACTCAAAGAAGTTGGACGACGAGAACAGGCAGCCCGGGAAATTCGACTCTAAGGGCTCAGGCTCAATCACTGACCAGGTTGACAACATCATGGTGCATTGGCGAAACAAGGCCAAGGAAAACGCCAGAAGGGCCCGCGAGGCGTATAAGCAGGAAGACCCAGACGCGATGCTCATTTGCCACAAGCAACGAAATGGCGAGGATGAACCAAAGATCGCCCTATGGTTTGATCCTGACAGCCAGCAATTCACAGAGTTCCAAGGCGCATCACCAATGAACTTTTCGGAGTATCCGCATGTTAAATGGGCACGCTGATTCGATAGCCAAAATCAATTGGCATTGATGAGCAAACATCGCCATCATTGATCCATGACTTCATCAAACCTTATCCACGAAACGCCAAAAAACGCATCAACGCGCAATGGCAATCTTTGGTCAGATGCAGAGATTGCGATTTTGGATCAGACCTACTGCGAGGGGGCGGATGAATGCCAAGCCGCATTGAGGCGTGCAGGTTACACGCGGGGGCTTGACGCAATCAGGTACAAAGCTCACGGGCGGAACTTGAAGGTGTCGGCGCACACAACAAGAGCGAAGCGCGCTGAAGCTGCATCAAAGACGATGCAAGCCAAAGGCGGTCGAGATGGTCTGTTCAAGGTGCGCGCCCCGTTTGAGACGCTTGATCCTGAGTACATCAAGGTCAGCAGCATTTTCCGTGTCGGGCAACGCTATGGAGCGCAAGCATGATTGATCTCAAGCCAAGGGAAATAGAGGCCATTGAGCACGCTGCCAAAGGCTGGAACACAAAGCAGGCAGCAAAGCACACTGGCCTGAGCCATCACACAGTCCATGACTACCGAAAGGGCGCGTTGCGTTGCCTAGGTGCCAGGACGATGACTCATGCGCTGATGTTGGCAATCCGTGCGGGGGTGATCAAGCCATGAGCAAGACAGACACATGCCTCAAGTGCGGCCAAGTCGGCCACACGTCGAGCAGTTGCAAGCGTTTGCAGTGCGTTGCATGCGACAGTTTCCGCATGACTGCCAAAAGCGTGATCTATCGTTGCGTCAAGGCTGCGGCGTATTGGAGCCCGTCTCCTACGCAATGGCGTGACTGCAAGCTGGCCCGGCCTGCGGCTGAGGGGGTCGAGGCCGAGCGCAGGGCTGCGCTCAGGGATCAGGGGAGTGTGACAGCATGAAGCACACCCTCTACAACCCACAGCAGGCAAAGGCCGTGATTGACGCACTCTGGCAGGACGCCAAGCCAAAGCTATTGGCTGGTCATCGGCTTACAGTCGAGCTAAAGCCAGCAACCCGGTCCAGCGAGGCCAATGCACGGCTACACGCCACCATCACCGACGTGGCGCGCCAACTCGATTGGGCTGGCCAGCGTCGGGACATGGAGGTGTGGAAGCGGCTCCTCACGGCGGCATGGCTTCGCGCCCGTGGCGAGCACGTCGAGGTGCTGCCGTCGCTGGACAACCGAGGCGTGGACGTGGTGTTTCGGCGCACATCGACTCTGACGGGCACAGAGTGCGCTGAGCTGTGCGAATACATCTATGCGTTTGGCACCCAGCATGGCGTCAAGTTTTGCGCGCCAGATCACATGGAGCCTGACCGATAGAGAAAATCAATTGGACAGTGGCTGGTCTTGATGTCAAAGTATCGTCATGGGCTTGAATTTGTCTGTGACGCTGCTACAATAAACCCGTCAAGCGTAGCAGCACGACACTTAAGGGCCCTTTGGCCTTGGTTTTCCTAACCCCTTGGGGTCACGCTGCTACGTGGGAAGACCAAGACCAAAGGGCCTTAGTCTTTTCAGTGTGCCGATTGCCAGTTGACAAAACAGTACACCTCCCCGGTGGTCATCGAGAAAAGGGGACGCGCTCTAACTCACAAGCCCGGCGCGGTGGCCTTGTTGCAGGGACCACAGAAAACCAGCAGAACAACCGACGATCAGCGATTGGCCCACGACAAGGGCGCTGGACAATGAGAATGCAGCCGCCAAGCGAGCGATGGCCTACCCAACCGGGTCAGGTGGTCGATGGAAACCCGGGCAGGTCGGGATTCTCGGGCTTGTGCTATGCCTGAATTGAAAGCGAATGGCAGAAAATGAGCACCAAACCACTACCCGCAGCCGCCCGGCTCAAGATCGAACGCCTGGAGCGCGAGAACGAAGAACTGCGCGCCGAGATAAAGGAGCACATGCGGATCTACGGTGATGCCGTGGGCGAACTGGTCACCTACAAGATCCGCTGCGAGCAGGCCATCAAGGTGCTGCAAGGGGTGCACGAATGATCGTCCGAGAATCAACATACCGTAAAGCATGCGCCGAGCGCGATGCTTTGAAGAAAGAGCTTGGCGAAATAAGGCAGGTAGCTCTTCATTTAAAGGGAAAATACGAAGCACTGATTAAGGACTGGAATTCGCTTGTCAGGCGGATCAATGCCAATGGCGGGGAATCAATCCTGTCCGGCAGCAAGCCGAGCGATCAGCTTTCAAGCGACGACATCAAAAAGTTGCTGATGCTCATTCATCCAGACAAGCACGGCGGCAAGCCCATGGCCCAAGAAATGACGGCCAAGATTTTGCAGATCAGGGGTGGAAAGTGAAGTGCTCCCGCTGCCAAAAGCCACTCACACGCGCCTACATCCAGGACGGCCCATTGTCATGGGGGCCAAAGTGCGCCAAAGCTGCGGGATTCACTCGCCCAACAGGCCCCAGGGCATCGCAACCCCAGCCAGTCGAGGTAGACCCACGACAGATCGCGCTTTACTTTCCAGAGCCACGCTACGCCCACCAGGGCCACCCATACGAGCACAATGGGCGCAGGGTGCTGGCGATGGAGTCAGGCGCTATTGTCAGGTGCAGGCCTTTGGATGAGCGCGAACCACTCGGAATCGGCGCGGCCTATGTGGTTGATGCGTCGGATCTGCGTGATTTGCCTTTGCGATACCTTGGACAGTCTTTGTGATGTGATGTAAAATCAATCCGCACGGTCAAGCGCGGAAGCGTCGGATTGGGACTACCCGGTCGCCGTGCATCATCATCTCAGCGGCGGCGTGGATGGACACGCACCGGGCCAGGATACCCGCTACCCCATCAAGGGAGTGTCCATCATGGGCATGCGGCCAAAGCGGTAAGCAGGTATCAAGCCCTGCCCGCTGAGATGATGGTGAATGCGCAGGCTGATGCGCGACGTGGCACGGGGGTCCGGACATGATCCGGCGCCAGGGGTGAGAGTCCCGCTTGTGTGGCTTTTCAGATGTGTGGATGCGTCCATACGTACCGTGTATCGAACGCTAAGCCGGAGATCAGCACCGGCCACCATCAACCTATGATCAAGACCAAACCAGGCAAGCTATACAAATGCACATCCCCAGGCTGCCAAGAGAGCCACGAGAGGCGCCAGGCATTCATCAAATGGTGCTCTCCTGAGTGCGGGCTGGTCATTGCTGAGCAGCGCAGGGCCAAGGCGGAGGTAGCCAAGGCCAAGGAGCAGCGCAAGGCGGACCGCGAGGCCAAGCAAGCCCAGAAAGACCGCACCGACTGGGCAAGCGAAGCTCAGGACGAGGTGAATCGGTATGTGCGCTACCGCGACTATTTCGACGGCTGCATAAGCTGCGACAAGCCTGCGAACTGGGGCGGTCAATGGCACGCCAGCCACTTCCGCAGCCGTGGTGCGGCCTCAGCGATCCGGTTCAACCTCTGGAACATTCACAAGGCTTGCTCAGAGTGCAACAAATTCAAGGGCGGGAACATCCACGGCTACACGCCAAAGATCATTGCAAAGATCGGGCGAGGCCGGGTCGAGTGGCTCAAGACACAAAACCAAGTCGTCAAGCACGACATCGAATACCTCAAGCGGGTGAAGGCGGTTTTCGCCAAGAAGGCGAACCGGCAGAAGCTGCGCATTGAGCGCGGGCAATGACTAGAGAGTTGAGCAAAGGAGACACATAATGGACAATGAGACACTGACAATCGAGGCTTCACTAGACGGCCTGCTGATGATCTGGCACGAGTGGGCCAGCTCCGAGAGAGTGGGGCAAGGCTACCCGTCCGAGGCCCCAGGCTGCAAACTCTACCGGGTGAGCAGGCAGTACGACACCGACAACGGGGCGGCAGACTCTGACGCTGACGCATCTATCGGCGCAGCAGTTGACGCACTGGTCCAGCAGATGCAGGACCCACACAGGACGGCCATCACATTCAACGCCCGCAACCTCAAGACCGGGGCGTGCGTGTGGATGTCTCCCCGGCTCCCGATGTGTCAGACAGAGCGCGCTATCGTGGTCATGGAGGCGCGCAACCAGATCACTCGCAGGCTGCAAAGTGCCGGTCTGATGTGAGTGGCTTGACAGATTCGCAAAAGTGTGGCGCAATACGTGCGGGCAAGTGCCACCAAACAACCCGCTTAGAGCAATCTGGCGGGTTTTTGCATTTCAACGGCCCGGCGTCACCGCATCAACCCCGCATCGCGTATCTCCTGCGGTGCTAGTGCCGGGCCACCCAATACATCATGGCAAGACCAAGCAAGTTCAAACCTGAGTTCATCGCTCAGGCGGCGAAGCTGTGCCGACTCGGTGCCACTGATGTGGAGATCGCTGACTTTTTCGAGGTGGACGTTCGTACCCTGTATCGCTGGAAGGGCGAGCAGGAAGAGTTTTGTCAGGCCCTAAAAGCTGGCAAGGATGTTGCCGACGAGCGGGTTGAGCGCAGCTTGTTTGCGCGCGCCACTGGCTACGAGCACGACGAGGTGGACATTCGCGTTGTAGCTGGCGGCATTGTGCAGACACCAATTCGCAAGTACTACCCACCAGACACGACGGCGGCAATCTTCTGGCTCAAGAACCGCAAGGCGGACGAATGGCGCGACAAGCTGGAGGTGAAGCAGGACACCACCGTCAACCACAAAAGCGAATTCAGCGATGCAGACCTTGAAGCTATCGCCGCAGGAGGCAGCGCGGGAGTTGTTGGCAAGGCGCGCGGCCCGCAAGTCACTGATTGACTTCACGACCTACACCAAGCCAGATTTCCAGGTCGGCGAGCATCACAAGCAGATAGCCGAGGCGCTTGAGTCGGTGGAGCGCGGTGAGTGTGACCGGCTGATGATCTTTGCCCCACCAAGGCACACCAAGAGCGAGTTGGCATCGCGCCGATTCCCTTCGTGGTATCTAGGCAGGCACCCTGGCAAGCAGTTGATTGCCGCAACGTACTCGGGTGATTTCGCCTTGGACTTCGGGCGAGATGTTCGCTCGATAGTCAAGTCTGACGAGTACCGGGCGGTTTTCCCTGAGATGGAGTTGGCCCAAGACAGTCGGGCGGCGAACATTTGGCGCACGTCGCATGGCGGCATATCGGCGTATGTGGGTGTTGGTGGACCGATTACCGGGCGCGGCGCTCACATCGCATTGATTGATGACCCGTTCAAGAACCGAGAAGAAGCCGACAGCGAGGTTAGGCGGGAAACGGTATGGCGCTGGTACACATCGACGCTACGCACGCGCTTGATGCCTGGCGGTGCCGTGATCTTGATCATGACCCGATGGCATGACGACGATCTGGCGGGGCGGTTGCTGGATAAGCAGCGCGACGAGTGGCGGGTTGTTGAGTTGCAGGCCATCTCAGGCGAGAACACGGCACATGAAAAGGCGCTTTGGCCAGAGTGGTATGACCTCGATGCACTAAAACGCATCAGATCAGACGTTGGAGGTGTGTCGTCGCGGGATTGGACGGCGCTATATCAGCAGCGCCCAACGGCTGACGATGGGACGTATTTCAAGCGCGAGTGGCTCAAGCACTGGACAGCCAGGCCACCACAACTGCACATCTACGGCACCAGCGATTACGCGGTGACGGATGGCGGGGGCGATTACACAGTGCATCGAGTGTGGGGCGTGGCACCAAACGGTGACATCTACCGGCTGGACGGATGGAGGGGGCAAACCTCATCCGATGAGTGGATAGAGCAAAAGCTGAACCTGATACAGCGGCACAAGCCGCTTGCGTGGTTTGGCGAAGCTGGCGTGATTCAAAAAGCCATTGAGCCGATGCTCACGCGGCGGATGAGAGAGCGCAAGGTGTTTTGCCGCCTTGAATGGGTTTCAAGCATTTCAGACAAGCCAACAAGAGCACGCGGCATTCAGTCGCGCATGGCTATGGGCGCTGTCTATTTCGAGCCAGGCGCAGACGTTGAAGAGTTCGTGCGCTTCCCGGCTGGTAAGCACGATGACGACGTGGATACAGCATCGCTGATCGGTCGCGCACTAGATGAGGCGCACCCAGCGGTGGCAAAGCGTGAAGACAAAGCAAAGAAGGTTGATCGCTGGGATAAGGCATTTGGCAATCGCGACGACGACCTAGACAACTGGAAAACAGCATGACGGACAAAGAGACAACAAGCACTGATGAACAGTCTGTGCTGTCTTCGCTCGTCCAAATGTATGAGAGCGCAGAGCAAAGTACCGCTGACAGCCGTGAATTGTGCGAGCGTGACCGTGATTACAAGAACGGCATTCAGTGGTCAGACGAGGAAATTGCTGCGCTGAAAAAGCGCAAGCAGCCTGTCATCACAATTGATCGCATCGGGCCAAAGATCGACTTTCTGATGGGAATGGAAGCGCAGCACCGGACAGACCCACGCGCCTATCCACGCACACCAAAGGAAGAAGACGGAGCGCAAGCTGCAACCGATGCGCTGCGCTATGTCATGGAGGACCAGCGATGGGACCGCGTTCGCTCTGAGTGCTTCGATAACTTCTTGGTAGAAGGTTCATGCGGCGCTGATGTGCGCGTGTACGAAAAACGCGGGGAGATGTGCATCGAGATCCTGCCGATCATGTGGGATCGGATGTTTGGTGATCCGCATAGCCGCATGCGCAACTGGTCTGACGGCAATTTCAAGGGCCAGTTCTTGTGGATGGACCTTGAAGACGCTGAAATCAAGTACCCAGGCAAAGAGGGAGCGCTAGAAAGCACGATTGCCAGCGAGGCATCCGCCAGTGGCAACACTTATGAGGATGTGCCGCGCACTCGTTGGGCTGACCCAAAGCGTAAGCGTGTGCGAATCGTTGAGATGTGGACGAAGGAAGAGGGGAAGACCTTTTACACCGCGTTCACCAAGGCTGGCATTCTTGAGCGCATGGAGTCGCCTTATGTTAATGAGGACGGCGAACCGGATGACGGGTTTGTGTTCGGTTCGTGCTTCATTGACCGAGACGGCAACCGCTTTGGCGTTGTGCGCCGATGGATCAGCCTGCAAGACGAGATCAACAAGCGCAGATCCAAGGCCCTGCACTTGATGAGCGTTCGCCAGACGTTCGGCAACCAGCTCACGGGCGACAAAAACAAGGTTCGATCAGAGCTTGCGCGCCCTGATGGGCACGTCGAAATGGAAGGCGGAGCAGAGTTCGGCAAGGACTTCGGCGTCATCCCAACGTCAGATATGGCGGCGGCTCAATTTCAGTTGCTTCAAGAGGCAAAGGGAGAGATTGATGCCGTCGGTGTCAACGCCGCGTTGTCGGGCAACGAGCAGCGCAACATGAGCGGCAGGGCGCTGATTGCAAGAAGCGAGCAGGGCCTGAACGAGCTTGGCCCAGTGTTCGACAACTTCAAGCAGTTCCAGCACGACGTTTACCGCAAGGTATGGAATCGCATTCGTCAGTTCTGGACGGCTGAGAAGTGGGTTCGCGTTACTGACGACGAAAAGAACGTCAAGTTTGTGGGGTTGAATCAACCCATGACATTGGGCGAACAGTTGCTCGATGAGATGCGCGCTCAAGGCCGTGAAATTACGCCGGAGATGGATCAGCAAGCCAAGATGGATCCGGCCATGCAGCAGATCGTCGGAACAAAGAACAATGTCGCAGAGCTTGACGTTGACATCGTGATTGACGATGTTCCCGCTTCTGCGTCTTTGCAGGGTGAGCAGTTTGAACAACTGGTTCAGATTGCACCTCAGGCAGCAGCGATGCCGCCTCAGTTGTTTGAGGCTCTGATCGAGGCATCAAGCCTGCGCAACAAGGAAAAGATCATCGCCAAGCTCAAAGGCGATGAGGACAAACAGAACCCGCAGATTATGCAGATGCAGCAGCAAATGCAGGAGATGCAGCAGGCATTGCAAGAGGCTCAGGCCGCAGCAGCCGACAAGTCAGGTGACATGCAGATCAAGCAAATGGAACTTGAACTCAAGTCACGCGAGATCGCATTGAAAGAGGCTGAGCTAGAACTCAAGGCCATGGAGGCGCAGAACGCTGTACCGGCTGAAGTCGAGCAGGCACAAGGCGAGATCGAAGCCGCCAAGATGGAGCTTGAGCGCCAAGCCGTCCAGTTGCAGCACGACCGCGAGATGTTCGCCAAGGACGTGCAGATCGAGACGCTGAAGCTGCAATCCCAGGCTAAGGACGCGCAGCACGCAGAAGACGGCATACGTGATGCTGTGAGCGATGCGCAAGAGGTGGCAGCACAAGAGGCTGACGCAATACAAGATTAACGATTACCCATGATGCATCAAGGCCCGCCACGTGCGGGCTTTTTGCATTTGGCCTGCCGCCGAGGTTCGGGCGTGATGACCGTCGCCGGGTTGTACGGGCGTTTGGAGTGGATGAGATGACTGACACGAGTTTGAGTGCCATTTTTGCTGACGAGACACCGGCCGCCGAGCCGACCGAACCGGTCGAGCAAGTCGAGCAGGGCACGGGCGTAGATGAGTCTGGGACGCCGACAGACGACGGGCAGCAAGAGCAGCAAGACGACCCCATCGAGAAGCACCGCAAAGGCCTGGAAGCTGGCATTGCTGCGGAGCGTCAAAAGCGTCAAGCCGTTGAGCGCGAACTTGCGGAAATGCGAGCAGCGATTCAGCGCCAGGAGCGCCAGAACGCACCAAAGCAGCAGCAGACAAGCATTGAGCGCCCCAAGCGTGATGCGTATGAATCGCAAGAGGACTACGAAGACGCGCTTCTTGAATACGGTGATCGTCGCCGGGAAATTCGCACCGCACAGGAGCGAGCCCAGCAAGAGCAGCAAGAATTTGAGCAGCAAATCGAGCGCACGGCTAACGAGGTAATTGGCAAAGGTCAACAGGCCTTCCAAGACTTCGATGCAGTGATCAATAGCGGACTGGGGCCCTTCTTGGCTCAGCAGACGCCGCAAGCTCAACTGTTCAGGCAATCGCTGCTGTCTGGTGATCGAGCCCATGAGGTCGCTTATTACCTGGCAAAGAACCAAGAAGAAGCGCAGCGGGTTTACTCGATGCAGCCACTTCAGATGGTTCGCGCCATTGCGCTGATTGAAGCAACCAAGCTCACACAAGACGAGGCAGATGCCGCGCCTAAGCCAGTCATTCCGCGAACTCTCACACAAGCAAGGGACGCACGAGGTCAATTCACAGAGAAGACCTACGACGGACCAACCCCACTAGACGCGATTCTCGCCAAAAAACGATAAGGCCCTACGGGGCCTTTTTCTTTTGGCGCAAGCAAAGGAAACATCATGGCTTTGACCACTGCACGCACCGGCTTGACGCCCCAACAATGGGACGATCAATTTTTCATGGAATACGTCCGTGATAACCGCTTCAAGCGGTACATGGGCACGGATGAAAACTCCATCATCCACCTCAAAGAGGATCTGACGAAGAAGAAGGGCGACCGTGTCACCTTCGCAGCCGTCAACAAGCTGACCGGCGACGGTGTCACCGGCAATACCACGCTGGAAGGCAACGAGGAAGAACTAGACAGCCGCTCGATGGCTGTCACTGTGGCACCTCTTCGCCACGCTGTCGCCCTGACAGAGTGGGACGACCAAAAGAGCGCCATTGATCTGCGCAACGCCTCCAAAACTGCCCTGAAGTTGTGGGCAATGGAGAAGATGAAAACCGGCATCATCACGGCGCTTGGCTCCATCAACGGCATTGCTTACGCATCGGCAAGCGAAGCCCAAAAGGACGCATGGCTGGTTGACAACTCTGACCGCGTGCTGTTCGGCGCAGCCAAGTCCAACGCATCCAGCAACGACCACAGCACATCGCTGGCAAACATCGACAACACAAGCGACAAGCTGAGCCCCGCGATCATCTCGCTGGCAAAGCGCATCGCCCAGTCGGCAAGCCCCGCCATCAAGCCCATTCGCTTGAACGAGGATGAAGAGTGGTTCGTGATGTTCGCTGGCCCTCAAGCCTTCCGCGATCTGTCGAACGACACCACGATGACCCAGGCCAACCGTGATGCACGAGTGCGCGGCATGGACAATCCGCTGTTCACTGGCGGTTCGCTGATTTGGGACGGCGTGATCATTCGCGAAATCCCAGAGATCGCCGCCGTGTCGAACGGCACGATTGACTGTAACCCCAACTACTTGGTTGGCGCGCAGGCATTGGGCATTGCTTGGGCTCAACGCACCAAGACCACGACCCAGGTCAACGACTACGGCTTCCGCAATGGCGTCGGCATCCAGGAGATGCGCGGCATTGAAAAGCTGCTGTTCGGCTCCGGCGCTGGCGACACCGACGACCTCAAGCAACACGGCGTTGTGACCGTTTGGACCGCTGGCGTTGCTGACGCTTGATCTTGATGGGGCTTCGGCCCCGTCCACCCAATACTGAAAGGAATTGAAATGGCTACTTTGACAGCTACGCGGGCCGCTGATGCGTTCCCCGTTTTCCAACCGACTGGCGCTGGCTTGGTGTGTGCTGCATACGGAACTTACGAACTGACAGCCGATCCATCCCCTGCTGACGTCATCGAGATGTGCAAGGTTCCCGCTGGTGCTGTGATTCTCGGCGGGCATGTCTACGCCGCAGATTTGGACACCAACGCCACCGAGACCTTCGACATCGATGTCGGCTGGCTGGCCAACGGCGGCACCGGCACCTACGACGCTGCCGACGATGACGGCCTGGGCAACTTCGGCGTGATCACGGGCGATGCGTTCGCCACTGGCAACGTCTCCAACGTAACGGGCGTCAACCTGCCATTGGCTGGCTTGCTGGTGACTGGCGTGCTGCCCACATTCACCAAAGAGACCACCATGGCCATCACCGTGGTGGACGACACCGCGACCTTCACGGCGGGCTCTATCTCGCTGGTCGTGTTCTACGTGGTGCCGTAAATGGCTACGTTCGCCTACCTTGGCGATCACGCCGAAACCCAGGTCTTCGGGCTTGTGTTTCGGCGTGGAGAGCCCACCGAAGTGGTGAGCGAAAAGCACGCCCTCAAGCTGCGCAACAACTGCGACTTCTCCGAGGTTGTTGAAGGCGTGGAAGTGCTCGACGCTGAGCCCCAAGAAGCGCGCACCAAGCGCAAGTACACCCGCAAGGCTGAGTAATGCCAACCTACACGTTCACCCGCACACGAGAGCAGTTCGCGGCAAAAGTGCTAGGCAAGCTGGGCATTCTTGCGGCCGGTGAAACGGCTGGTGGCAACGACTTGGCCCTGGTGTCTGATGCCATCGACATGCGCCTCAAGGAGCTGCATGTACTCGGCGTGTTGTGGTGGAACGTGTCAGGCGCGGCGACCGACATCGCACTCACTGCTGGTGTGGCTACGGCCACGATCAGCGCAACAGACTACCTGTTTCCGGTGTCCATGGCCGTGCGTATCGGCACCGAGGATCATGAGCTTGAGATCATCGATCACCGCACCTACCAGGCTATCCAGGACAAGACAAACCAGGGCGAACCTGAGCAGGTTTTCATTCAAGGAACGACGGTCAGGTTCTATCCGGTGCCTCAAAGCTCCTACACGGCCAAGTTGACCTATCAGGCCATCGCCGAGGACAGCGCCACAAGCACGGCGCTTGACATTCGCACAGAGGCAATCCGCTCGTTCATCGACGTGGTTGCGGCGGACCTGATCGAGGAATACGAGACTCCTGAGCCCAAGGCATCGCGGCTGCTGGCAAAGCAGGCAGTTGGCCTCAATACATTGCGCGCACTCAACCAGCAGCGCGTGGACGTGACAACATCTCAACCGGACTACTTCTGACATGACTACCATTGCAAAAGGCAACGCCGATCAGTTCTCGGTTTACGTAGACTCGTCGGTGACGTTCACGCCGGGTTCTGGTGGGTCCATCAAGTTCGGCTGCTCGTCGCCCGCTGGCGTGACCCGCCCCATTGATCGACCCATCTATGCCGCTGAGACCATCACGATCCCGGCGGGCTCTACGGTGTTTGTTGAGGCTGTTGACGCTGACGGCGCGTATGTGAACGCAACTGAAGCTGTATCGACTCCATTCTCAGCCGCCGTCATCGCAGCGCTGCAGGCAGTGCCGGGGCTTGGTGGTGGCGTTGTCACGCTGACTGCATCCCGAGCACTTGCTGCAAGCGATGCAGGCAAAACGCTGGTCTACGCAGGCTCCACAAACATCACCCTGACGACCGTGGCGGGCCTGGGGTCGTTTGTTGTGCTGCAGGCCGGCGCTGGCCGCGTCAACGTAGCTGGTGCGCGAGGCATCCCTCTCACCATTGGCACAGCCCGCCGCGTGACCTACACGGAAACGTCGGCGGGTGTGTACGAGGGTTCTGCATCCGCCAACGGGCCTATCGTTGCGCAGTCCACCGTTTGCATGGGCGGCGACTCGATTTTCGCCTACGGCAAGGGCGCATCGATCAACATTGCCACCGGCTTGAACATCGTCGCTTGGGCCTCGTCGCAAATGCACACGCGACTCGACATTATGTCAAACGTCGCTGTGGGTGGGCACACGATTGAGCAGTTCATGACGTCGCAACTGGCGTCGATTGTGGCCGACACATCGGCAATCGCGTGGATTCACATCGGCGTCAACTCGCTCGCGTCAACCATCAGTTTGCAGGAGACGATTGAAACTGCTGAGGCCAAAATCAGGACGGCGCTTGTTGCGCTGTCTGCATCCAAGCAGTGTGTGATTTGGGACTCGATCAACCCCTTTACGTGGACATCGACTACGAATGACCGTGCGCTGGAGGTTCCGCTCTGGAACGAAATGTATGCGCGGGTTTGCTCTGAGTTCAGCAATGTGATCTTCAACGACACGTACAGTGAATTGCTGAATACCGCGTCGCTGATCGGTGACATCGATGCGGACAAATACACGTTCGACAACACGACGCTGAAAATCCATCAGAACACATGGGGCGCCAAGAAGCTCGGCTTCCGCAGTGCTCAGAATCTGCGCGACAGGCTCATCGTCATTCCGGCGTTCACGGCCACGAAATACGCGCTGCCTGATCTGAGCGGAACCACCGGCACAAAAACCCCTGGCAGCGGGACTATCACTGGGAATGCTCCAACGAATGTGACGGTCCAGTGCTCAGCTGGCACGCCAGCAGTCACTCTGACGCCCATCGAGGGCGGCACCGGCACGACTGTGAAGCGGTTGAACATGGCGATCACGTTCAACGGCGCGACCGACGCAATCAAGGTCCGCAACAGCAACACCACCGCGTTCAATGCCAATTTCGTGACAGGCGACAAGGTGCGGCTGGTGGCTCGGGTTCGAGCCAAATCCCAGGACACGCTTAAACTTTTCCAAGCCGGCCTATTCATCAACAGCACAAGTTCGGGCGTCGCCTACGTCAACGGGTACACAGCGACGGAAACCCCGAACATCCAGTTCCCGGATGAGTCGTGGGTTGCCACATTCCAGACGCCACCGTACACGATTGTCGAGGCATCAATCACGTCGATGATGTGCGAGTTCTTGATCTGGACAACCGGTGCTGGTGCAGCTGACCTGAGCCTGATCGACTGGTGGTTTGAAAAGATCGTGGAAGCGTAACCCAGACCACCAGCCCATCAATCTGCTGCTCAAGAGTTGCACACAGCAGCGCAGCAGCACGATGTGGCGAGAACTAGGGCGCTGGTATGGCGCAGCAACACAACCACGCAACAAAGGACGCAACGATGGCGGCAGATCCACAAACAGCAAGTCAGATCGGAGCGGGCGCCCTGGGTGCTGCCGTTGTGACAGCCAATGGTGGCGGGACCATCGTTTAGCAATGACAAACCCGTCATACAACCAGCCATCACGCGCACACAGCGTAGAGCGTGCGGTCAATCTGATCCCGTGCCCGATTGAGACGCAAGACCGCATCAAGGCTGTGTACCGAGACTTCCCGGGCTTGACGCTCAAGGTCGATCTGGGCGGAGCCATTCGCGGAGCCATCAAGAGCAACGGCAGATCGTTCATTGTCGCCGGAACATCGATCCTTGAGCTGCACAGCGACTACACGACCACGAGCCGGGGCACGATTGCGGGCACAGGATGGTGTGAGTTCGCGGCTATCCAGAGCTACATCGTTGTGACCAACGGGCCCACGTTACAGGCCATGGATCGCACCGGATCGACGTTCGCGGCGGTGGCGGGCTACCCTGGCGGAAAGCGCATTGACTCGCTCAACGAGTACCTGCTGTTCATCCATCAAGACTCGGGCCGCTTCGGTTGGTGCAACGTCGGCGATGCGACGACCATCGACGCGCTGAGTTTTGCCACGGCAGAGTCAAGCCCTGATGACCTGATCGCGCTGGTGGTGTCGAACGAAGAAATCATCTTAATCGGGCGCGACGGCTCAGAGGCGTGGGCCAATGTCGGGGGTGATGAGGTGTTTGCGCGCAGGACAGCGGCCATCGAGGCGGGCACAGAGTCTCCCTATGCTGCGCGGTGTATGGACAACTCGGTGTTCTGGCTGGGCTCCAATGAGCGGTTCGGTCAGGGCGTGGTTTTCAGGCTCAACGGCTACACCCCCACGCGCATCAGCACGCGATGGGTCGAGCAAAAGACAGCGGGCCGCGATCTGAGCGGAGCCTATGCGTTCACGCTGCAAGACGAGGGCAACGCCTTCTACGTGCTCCAGGTGCCCGGACTGGACACCACGCTGGTCTATGACGTGCTCACTGGCTGGTGGTTTGAAGCGGCAGAGCTGGTCGATGGCGACTATGATCGGTGGCGAGGTGATGTGCATCTGTTCGCCCACAACATCCACATGATCGGTGATGCAGACGGCAATCTCTACAGTCTGGACAAAGACGCCCACACGAACGCGGGCGATACGCTGTGTCGGAGTTGGATACCTCCTGTCATCTCGACCAAAGATCAGCGGCGCTTGACTCTGGCCGACGTGAGCGTTTTGTGCGACACTGGCAGCGGCGGAGCCATGCTCATGAGGGTGTCAGGCGACAATGGTGCCAGTTTTGGATCGTGGCGCGAGATAAGCCTGGGCGAGATTGGCGAGTATGACAAGCAGGTCAAGGCTCACCGATGC